CGTGAAGATACTCAAATGCGTACAGACACTACAGCGCATGACACAGTTATCAAGACTCAGACTCAATTAGAAGTAGAGCAGTTAAAAGCGCAAGTAGCTATATTGCTTGCTGGAATGGATCGTCACCAAGCTGCGTTAGCAAATGCAGAAACTACAGAAAGGGCTATTTAAAATGCCAACANTAACATCAGAAAATCGTGAAGAATTTATCCGTAACGAAATGGCAAAAAAATCAGGCACTCCAATGTCTGAAAGAACTGCACCTGTTCACATGGGTAATTGGATGAAAAAATATGAACAAAATGAAGATAAAAATTATCATTCAGAAAATGTAGTGCGTTTAGCTAATTTAGTTGGTCATCTTCCGCACCATGAAGAAGCAATGGAAATTATGAAACGTCATCATGCTAGTGATGAAGGAATTTCAGAAAAAGACTACAAAAGACGTATGGAAATACATAAAAAACATTGGCCTAAAGCTGAATCTATGCACAAAGAATGGCAAAAAAAGAATAAGTAATGTTGTAAATAAACAACATTTATGTTATAAAAGCATTTACCTACCAATGGGTTCATTGGGTTAATTCTTGGAGTATTCCATGTCAGAAGCAAATGTAAGAACGGCAGATAATGTCGTAACAAGCGATAATTTAGCGGAATGGACTGCTAATAAACTTGGTTTAGCTAGTGAGGAAGCCCCTGTTGCGGCTGAAGCAGTCGAGGAAACTCCTGATTCAGAGCCAGCAGTTGAGGCACAAGCTGAGAGTGAACCAGAGGCAGANNANGAAGCGNAAGTAACAGACAAGCCTAAACAAAATCCCAAACTTGAAAAACGATTTTCAGAACTTACAAAACGAGCCAAACAAGCAGAGGCAGATAAAGCAAGTTTAGAAGCACGTTTACAAGAAATTGAGAGCAGACAAGCCCCTGCACCCCAAAAAGCCGATCCTGTCAGCGAAAAACCACAAGCATCGCAGTTTAATGATGCTTTTGAATACGCTGAAGCATTAGCTGAATGGAGCGCAGAAAAGGCATTAGAACAGCGTGATATACAAGAACAGCAACGCAAACTAGATGAGCAGAGAAACGAAGTAATTAAGTCGTGGTCTGCAAAACTTGAAGCGGCTAAAGCTGATATTCCTGACTTTGACGATATGGTAGCTTCTAGCAATGTGCAAGTACGAGATGAAGTACGAGATGCAATTCTAGAATCAGATGTAGGCCCACAAATCCTATATCACCTAGCATCAGATGACGATTACGCTAGTAAATTGGCAGCAATGCCAACTAATAAAGCACTCAAAGAATTAGGGAAATTGGAAGTTCAATTTGAGCGTAAAGAAGCTCCTATTGAGAAAAGCGAACCTGTTGCTCGTAGTAAAGCACCAGCACCGATTAAGCCTTTAACTGCCGGAAAAGGAACATCAGACGTTCTTATTGATGGCAATGGAGCATTTCATGGGACTTATGCCCAATGGAAAGCTGCAAGACAGGCTAAACGGATACGCTGATAACCCAATATTTAATAAAGGAAATAAATCATGGCAAATAATTTGCTAACCATTTCCAAGATCACTAACGAAGCGTTGATGGTCTTAGAAAACGAATTAACATTTACATCTGAAGTTGATCGCAATTACGATGACCAATTTGCCGTTACAGGTGGCAAAATCGGTAACACAGTGAATGTCAGAAAACCTGGACGCTTCCTTGGAACTACAGGCCCAGCTTTGAACGTAGAAGACTTTAACGAAACTTCAGTACCTGTAACATTGTCAACACAGTTCCATGTGGATAAAAGTATGTCCACATATCAAGAGGCTTATTTACTAGCTGCTTGATTGGCAAAATTCTCTCTGATTGACTTGGAAGCCTAGAAGTAGGCGACAGGGGGCAAGCAAGTGAAAACTGTGCAGCCTGAACGACTAAGTGAGAGAACCCTGAATAAGGGATGCGATAGTCTGAACATTGGTATAACTTAACAAGAAGCCAATGAGAGCGACCTGAAGCGGAAGCTCCACTACAGAACATCGTAGGGGTAACAGAATGACACAATTCACAACTCAGGACTTAGCATTAAGTCTTGATATGTTCTCTGATCGTGTTTTGAAGCCTGCTGTTGCCGCTATTGCGAACAAGATTGATCGTGATGGTACATTGCAAGCTGCTAACAATACTTACAACATCGTAGGTACTGCTGGTACACCCCCAACAGGTTTGATTACTTACCTGACTGCTGCTGCTTACCTTGATTCTGAAGGCGCACCTCGTGATGGTCGTAGATCATGTATCGTTGAGCCGTTTACTTCCGCTACTATNGTTGACAGCTTGAAAGGCNTATTTGTGCCACAAGAAGCTATTGGCGAACAGTATCGTAAAGGCTTGATGGGTCGTGACTCTGCTGGTATGAACTGGAAAATGGATCAGAACGTGGTAGCACACACATTCGGTTCTTTTGCTGGTACAGCTACTGTTGCTACAACTACAGCTACTGGTTTCTTGACAAGTGGTTGGGCTTCTAGCTCTACTATCACTTTGACATTAACTAATGGTGTTTCACTAAACCAAGGCGATACATTTACAATCGCTGGCGTTTATGCAGTTAACCCACAGAATCGTCAGGCTTATGGTTCAAACAAGCTACGCAATTTTGTTGTTAANACTGCTGTTAGTGGTTCAGGTGGTACTATTTCTGTAAACGTAAGCCCTGCNGTTATTACTGCTGGTCAGTTCCAGAACGTATCTATTCCTTCTACNTCTGCTACTGCTGCTGTTAGCTTCTTTAATAGCTCTGGTACAGTTTCCCCACAAAACATCATCATGCACCGCAATGCGTTTACTCTAGCAGTAGCCGATCTTGAGTTGCCAGAGGGTGTCCATTTTGCTGGTCGTGCAAGCGACAAGGAAATCGGTCTGTCAATGCGTGTAGTTCGTCAATACACCATTAACAACGACTCTATTCCTACTCGTTTAGACGTTCTGTATGGTTGGGCTAACTTGTATCCTGAACTCGCTTGCCGTGTTGCAGCTTAATTCACGAATAACGAAAGGAAACTAAAATGTCTAATCCAGGACCAGCAGTAACTACCTCGATTCACCCACAAGTTTTAGGCTCTAACCAAGCATTGCGTTTGATCGCAACTGCTCAAGGTGTTAGCTTGGCAACTTTAGGTGATACCGCAGTTAACGTAATTGATGTAACTAGCTATGTTCCAGTATCCGTTATTACGGCTAACTGTAACAACGCTGGCGCAGCAGTATCCACAGCAAGCACCTATTTAGGTGTTTACACAGGCTTATCGGCTGGTGGTACGGCTGTTTATACTAAAGCGGCTTTAGCAACTAACACAACTACTGCTAACGCATCAGTTGTAGCTGCAACTTTAGTAGCAAGTGCAACATCTGCTCAAACTTTGTATGTAAACGTATCTTCTGCTGCTGTAACAGGCACAATTGACGTATATGTATATGGTTACGATTTGTCAGCACAGTAATCTGTTGTAAAATAGAAGCCCACCCCTTAAAAAAGGGTGGGTTTTTAACATTCTGAGGGGATTTTATGAAAAGCATAATGATTGCCATGCCTTGCTATTCAGCAAAGGTACATTTTCCGACTATGAGAGCTATTTTGCTTGATGCTATCAATATTATTGGTCGTGGAGATAAATTTAGTATTGCCGAAGATATTGGAAATAGCGATATAGCAGGATCACGAAGCGCATTATTTGCCGCTTTTGTACGTTCTACAGCAGATACGTTAGTGTTTATTGATGATGACGTATTTTGGCAGCCAGGAGATTTGATCAAATTAATTGATTATCCTGTAGATGTAGTGGGGGGCATTTACCCTAAAAAACAAGAGCCTTTTGAATGGCCTTTTAAAATTGGTATAAGAGAAGAATATCGTAATGACCCAGAAACAGGGTTAATGGAAGTATTAGGATTGCCTGGCGGCTTTATGAAGATTAGCCGTAATTGCGCTCAAAAGATGATTGAAGCATATCCTCGTCAAACTTTACGTAGCACAAGTGAAAACAGTCAATTCTGGCCTTTATTTGACCCTTATGAAATGCCTGATGGCAATCGTTTAAGTGAAGATTTTAGCTTTTGTCAAAGATGGATAGATATTGGTGGCAAAGTATGGGCAAATCTTGAGTTTGAATTAGGTCACATTGGTTACAAAACTTTTAAAGGAAGTTGTGGAAAACACTTGAGAGAAGCACAAAACAATGTAAAATAGTTGTAGATTTACAACACTACCCCTTTGCAAAGGAAAAATTATGTCTAGTACCACAGTTACTCGTGGCAATTCCCACGAAACTTTTTATATTACCCCATCTATTACCCCTGCTGCTGTAGCTGCAAATACCTCTGCTGCTCAGACTTTTAGCGTTGGTGGCTTACAAACTACCGATCTTGTGTTTGTTCAAGGNTATCAAGGCNCACAAACTGCTGGTATCGTTATTGCTGAANCNGATTGCTTAACTGCTGGNGTATTGTCANTTCAGTTTGCTAACTGCACAACTGGTAGCGCAACACCAGCTTCTGGCTTGTATGCTGTTCAAATTACTCGTTTAGAAGGCCCAGCACCCTCTACTGCTGTTTAAGGATAAATCATGGCAAACGTATCAGCTTATAGATTTGTTGGCCCTACAACGGCTATTGCAGTAACTACAGCTAGTTCGACTTCTGTAACAATTACCCCTTTAGGTAATGATCAAGCGAACTTTTGTGGCTTTCTTAACGTAGGTACAACACCTATTGCTATTACTATTGCTCCAGCCGTTGCAGGAACAACGACAACTGCTCCGGCAGCCGTTCTTCCAACAGGCGGAAATAGCTCGCAGAGCTTTGTTTTAGGCATTTCAATGTCACAGCCTACTGTGATTGCTGTGCCGCCTAGCTTTGCTATTACAGCTATTGGAACAGCTAATACATTATATGTATTGCCTATGGTTGATCAAAACTAAGGATAATCATGTCAAACTTTAATGGTGTAGCATCAGTTTCAAGCACTAATTTGCTGCCTTTACAGGCTCAATACGATGCAAACAACAATTGCACAGCTTTAATTGGTCAAGGTGGCAATGCTTTATATGCTCCTATTAATGCTTCTACATTGTC